CCCAAATTAAGCCCCGTAGTATGGGGCCCCACCTTTCGGTACCGCTCGGTCACTTAAGACCGCGCGGCTTCTGCACATATGACGTTAATTTGTCACTTACAGAAAGTGTAGATCGAAATGCGTTTGTATCCCTTTGTCCCGGGAAGGGCTTGCAAGGTTTTTCTCTCACGGAAAATTGTGGGAGTACCATCTCCTAGTGTACCAGGAAAGGTATTACCGGTAGTAGCCGTTGGTAACGGCGTCGGTGCCTCGCAAAAATTATACGCAACATCTTTGAGGGTTTGCCGCAATACATCGCGGTTACACCTTCTAATAGATACAGAGTCATGCTTGAACCTGAAAAACTTGGGTTCGCTCTGTTGGTGTTTCTCATTTACATAAATACTGTAAATGGGTAAGACACGACCCCCTTTATTGCGGGTATCCTTGTCATAAACACCTAGTTGCTTGTATGTATCAAACACATAACCGCCCCACCCATCCTCGCGTTTATGCTGGCGAGAACTAGGGTACAGCTCCAATAGGTGACCGTCACCGAACGAGTCGGGTCCGAACAACCGCATGGGTTCCGGGATATATCCCAGTACCAGTTGAGCCATATCCATGTCCCATCTACGTATATAATGATTGTAGAGGGAAAAGAGTGTTATGCCAGAAACTAGTTTCTTCTGGTAAAACGGGCGGATGTCGATGCCTAAGTAGTAATCCCCACCGCAACTTTCGCGGAAGGGGCCTTCCCAGAAAGACTTCTCGAGATTAATCTCGAAGCCTAACGATGTGAATACCTGTTTGATTACAGGTACGGAGTCCACGTGACAGATAATGTCATCACCGTAAACTTTAACACGTTTAGCGTGCTCCTCATCGCAACTGGTTACCAGAGCCCAAAACAAAAGGCTCTGCAACGGAAAAGTAAATCCGTTGCCCATCGTGGAAAAACTTTCGAGAATGTAACGATGTTCTGTTCCATCCTCGTCTGTATAGCAGGTTCTCTGACTACGACAGTCAGATAATGCTGCAAACCACTCATAGGGGAAGGTGTGACGCACTAGGTTAGTAAATATGTTACCTGATGCGTTTACTAGGTCCAGGGTTGCTTCGTCCCCAGCAATCGACGCAAGTCGGGCCGCAATCTTATTCAGATCTTGACGCCGGAGGTCGATCCCCACACGTTTGACACGTTCGAACATAACTTCACCATAAGCCCTTTGGATTACTCCATTGGCACTAGGCTCGGTCTGTATAGTCCGGTATGTCTTAGCGTTCTTAGTTGCAAACGCGAGTGTACTGTCAGTAATATCGACCGATACTCGTTCTACGAGCCAACCTTCATCATCAACACTCCATGTACTATGGAGCGCCGACCAATGTGGGACTTCCCGGAAAAACGTGGGAAGTAGGCCGACAAGGTTTGCACTACTTGTTATGCGGGCTCCGAGTTTTATTCTCGGGCACGCACTGCGTTTTGGTACCGCAGTATTTGCTCCAGGGCCAAAAGAGAACCTAAGCTCACTGAGCTTCGGTACGTCACCCAACACTTTAGATATTTTCCGCGCAGCGCTATGCAACACAGCACTGACGACCGGAGGAAAGGAAAACTCCCCCGATTCATAAAGGTCGAATAAAGCGTTGCCTTTACGGCACCTCTCTTCACCCGCTAGGAACTTCGACAAGGCCACAGCCTCTTTATCAATGCCTACATCAAGCCATTCCAGTTTCTGGAACAGGCCGAGTGCTTGGCGTATGTGAGTGTGTTGTTCAACACTCAAAGAGGTAAGGGAATTGTCGTGTTCGTAATGAACAAGCCCAAACCAATCGCGACCGTTGATAAGACGAGCGATTGCTTCGGCCGGAGACCCGGCTGCCTGGCAATGTTCAAGAGCAATCCTTGTAAGGATTTCAAGGCTTCTTTCACTGGTAAACTCCTCATCCCAAGATGTTATTGACATCATGTATCTCCTTTAATTAGGTAAACATTGGGTAATAGGCCCCACCTACATGGTGGTTACGTCGGCATGACGAGGCTATCAAACGCCTCTACAGCCGGGCCAGATGATGCGGGAACGACAGAAGTCGACACGTTATTCAAGATGTTAATATGAAGTTGACGTGCCAGCTTTCGACCGGTACCATTCGAACGCGGGTGGAAATACCCCACGGTTTCATAGGTATCAGTGAACGCCACCATAGGCGGCGCTGTGTATCCTGCGGAGTTTTGTGCTCCAGCCGTTTCCATTACAGGAACTTCGGTCCGAACCACAACCCGGGTAACCCCACTTCCAAGCACTTTCCTCTT